CGCAATAAAGGATTGATTATGTCTTCTGAACTTTATTTTTCTTTGGTTATTCTTTGTGCGCAAGCTTACATTTCGGAGTTTTCGCGCAAGAATGGTCGCTTGCCGACCTTTTATGAGTTGCGTGATGCAATGTCGCCCTATGAGGCGCATTATCAAGAGCTTCTTGATCGTGAGCGCCCCGATTCTTGTTTTAAAAAACTTACCCGCAGAGTGAAGCCGCGTCGCCGCGGCTGAACGGCCACAAACGTCAGAGTTTGATGCCTTCTGCTCATTTGTTTGCTAGTTGTAGTTCTTTTCCGCTTTGCGTTGCCTTCCATGGATTTTTCGAAGCCTCAAATGAAGGCAGCTTATTTGTTTCACGATTCCCATAGATTGGTTGTTTCCGAACCGTTTAATGTAATTAGGTACAACGATTGAACAGATGGCCGATAGGTGACAGATTTTCTCGAAGCCGTTTCGGTGAGCTTTAAGGAGTTTTTATGTGTGGTTTGTTCAAGGTTGGCTTCTATCATGAAGCCCATCAAATTCAAATCAAAAAGGTTTTTGCTAAAACCCTGAAAGGCGCGCTTGCGAAAGCAACGCGCATTTTGAATACGTCAGAATTTAAAAATGACGTTACATATGTTGCAGTTCATTCGATAGAGCATGTTGACGCCGCTTTGCGGCGCTTTTATGATGAAGGGAAACCCATTTCACCCTGGATTAACTTTGAGGAGCCGATTGACGATGTTTAAAACTCGGTATAACTCGCGAGTTCCTTCGCAAGGAACTGTGAATGATGAACCTTCGCTTACACGACAAAGCGAATATCCCGAAACAACAATCGATTACTATCTGAAGCGGTATTCCGCAACTGGACTTCTCGGCGACCCCCAGCGAGCCGCTGAAGCGCGTTTTGAAGACGTTTCAGAAGTGATGGATTATCAGGAGGCCTTGAATAAGGTCATTGCGGTTAAAGACGCATTCATGCAGCTCCCTGCTGAAGAGCGTCGGAGGTTCGGTGATGACCCGAACAATTGGATTCAAGCTGAGGTTGCGAAGCAAGCTGAGGAAGCGGCGAAAGCCGCTCAATTGCTCCAAGCGAAGCAAGCTGAGGAAGCGGCGAAAGCCGCCCAAAACGATGGTAGTGGCGAAACGCCCGCCGATCAAGGAAAGTGAAGGCGTCACCCTGGCACATTTACCCTCTTGATGTAAATGTGCCAGGTGACACCAAAATGACAATTTTGGAGTCAAAAATATGTCTCGACATACTGCCCGAAAGGGCTATTCAAATCCGGCAAAACAGTTTGTGGAGCTTCCGCGAACTTCTATTCCTCGTGCTGTTTTTGACCGTTCTCATGGTCATAAGACTGCCATTCCGGTTGGAAAGCTTGTCCCCTTCTTTATTGATGAAGTTCTCCCAGGAGATACTTTCAATTTGAAGACTGCTGTTTTGGCTCGTCTTTCTACTCCCACTGTTCCGTTCATGGATAACCTTTATCTCCGAACGTTTTATTTCTTTGTCCCTAATCGTCTGGTTTGGGACCATTGGGAAGCAATGAATGGCGATCAGAGGTCTGGCCCGACTGCTTCGACTGATTATCTTGTTCCCCAGGCAACGATCAATAATCTTGCAATTGGAACTTTAGGTGATTATTTGGGTTTACCTACTGGTATTGCGCAGAATGTATCTGTTTCTGAACTACCGCTTCGTGCAATTAGTTTGATTTGGAATGAGTGGTTTAGAGATGAAAATCTTCAAGATTCTTTCAATATTGATAAGAATACTGAGCGTGAATATTCAGGCGATCAAGCGATTTCTGGTGAGCTAGTAGATAATCCACTGCTTTACACTTCTCAGTGCCCGCCTGTGGCGAAGTTTCATGGTTACTTCACTTCGGCTTTGCCGTGGCCGCAGAAAGGCCCTGGTGTGGAGATTAGTTTAGGTAGTTCTGTTCCTTTGACTATTCCTGAACAGCTTGTTCCTTGGGATTTTTCTCAAGCTACTGCTACTTATTCGACTTCTAAATATGCAAAGTCAACCTATCAGGCTCAATGGCCGAATGTAACTATTAGTCAGTCTCCTGCTGATTTGGTTTTAGGTGAGACTCGAGTTCAACGGCTTTCTGGTTCTGGTGATGATGGTAATACGATGACTTCGTATTCCATGATGATGGGTCCGATTACTGGTACTGCTGATTTGAGTGCTTCTACGCCGATTTCCATCAATGATTTGAGACAGGCTTTCCAGATTCAAAAGCTTTATGAGCGTGACGCCCGTGGTGGTACACGTTATACGGAAATTCTCCGCAGTCACTTTGGTGTTGTGAGTCCTGATGCTCGTTTACAGCGTCCTGAGTATCTCGGTGGCGGTAAGTCGCTGATTAATGTGAATCAGGTAGCTCAGACGAGTTCAACTGATGAAAGTTCCGGTACTCCCCAGGGTAATCTGGCTGCTTTTGCAGTTGGTATGGATACTCGTCATGCTTTTACGAAATCATTTGTGGAGCATGGTTTTATTGTTGGCTTTGTGGCTGTTCAGTCCGATTTGACTTATCAGCAAGGCCTTAATCGCATGTGGAGCAGAAAGGCTCGCTTTGATTATTATTGGCCTGTCTTTGCGCATTTGGGTGAGCAGGCAATTCTTAACAAGGAGATCTATTGTCAAGGTACTGCTGATGATGATCTTGTGTTTGGTTATCAGGAACGTTTTGCGGAGTATCGCTACTATCCGTCGATGATTACTGGACAGCTTCGATCGACCTCTAGTACGCCGCTTGATGTGTGGCATTTGGCTGAGAAGTTTGAGACGCTTCCGAAATTGAATGCTCAGTTCATCGAAGATGCTACGCCGATTGAGCGTGTTGTTGCTGTGACGGATGAGCCGCCTGTGATTTTGGATGCCTGGTTTAAGATGAAGTGTGTTCGTCCGATGCCTGTTTACTCTACTCCTGGTCTTGTGGATCACTTCTAAGGAGGTTTTATGTCTGGATGGGCTGCCGCTGCTTCTGCTGCTGGTGGCCTCCTTTCTACAGCAGGTTCCGTTTGGGCTGCTCGTGAAGCGTGGAAACACCAAAAGGAGGCTATGCAGAATGCGCATCAATGGGAGGTTGCCGACTTGCGTAAAGCCGGACTTAATCCTATTCTTTCAGCTACTGGAGGTTCCGGTGCATCTACTGGTGGTCTTAATACCCCCATGCCTGATATGTCTGGTATCTCTAGTGGCACCAATAGTGCGATTGCTGCTTTGAAGACCGAGAATGAGCTTAAGCAGCAGGAAGCGAATATTGATTTGACTGAGCAACAGACTAAACAAGCTAAGGCTGCTACTGATGCCCAATGGTCTAATGCTCGGATGCTGAATGAGTCCGCTGCTGAAAAGCAGATGATGAATACGTATTTCCAGGATAATCCGAATACTTTCGATTCTTACATGCGAAGTAAGGTTAGTAATTCGGCTTCTGGCCTTCTAAGCTTGATTGAGAATCTACCTAAAGATCTTTATAATCGTTATGGCAAGTGAGGTTTTGAGATAAACGATGATTGATAAGATTCTTGGTCTTTTTGGCAATTTGTTAAAAGCTATTGTTGCAATTGTGAAGTTTTTTAAAGGAGGTAAATGATGTCGAAAAAGCGGCATAAGATTTCTCGTCGAGCTTCGAAGAAGCTTTTTACGAATACGGCAATGCGTCACAGAAAGTTGAATAATGCAACGCCTCTTCGTGGCGGAATTCGGTTATAATCTTTTTTGATCCGAAGTCTTTTTCAGTTTAGGGGTGTTTCACGTGGAACACCCCTTTTTTTCTTTCGGTGCTTTATGCCTTGTTATCATCCTATTGTTGGCTATCGCTCCCGCGAAGGCAAGAATGATTCTGGTGCATGGCCTGTGGTGTTTAATGTTGCGAGTGGTTATAAGGATATGGAAGTTGTTGTGCCATGTGGTAAATGTATTGGTTGTCGGCTTGAGAGATCTAAGGACTGGGCTGGGCGTTGCGTCCAGGAGTCTAAGCTTTGGGATTCTAATTACTTTATTACGTTAACTTATGACGATCAGCATTTGCCTGCGAATATGAGTTTGCGTAGTAAAGACTTACAAGATTTTTGGAAGCGTTTGCGAAAAGCTGTTTTTGCTGAAAATGGTTTAGTTAGGCGTGTTCCTGAATTCGAGGTTGTGAATGGCAAGAGGACTTTAGTTAATGGAGTCAGATATTTTGCTTGTGGTGAGTATGGCGATCGCTCTCAGCGTCCTCATTACCACGCTATTTGTTTTAACCTTGAGATACCCGACCTTATTCCATATAAGCGTTCTTTTGATGGTTCTCAGTTATGGCTTTCTAACTGGCTTAGCGCTCTTTGGGGCCATGGTCACGTTGTTATTGGCGCTGTGACTTTTGAGACTTGCGCCTATGTTGCTCGTTACGTAACAAAAAAGATTTATGGATTGGCTGCCCCTGAACACTATGGTGACCGAGAGCCGGAATTTTGTCGCTCTTCGAATCGTCCAGGCATTGGTTTTGGATGGTTTGAGCAGTATTGTGAGGAAATCCCGCGGTTTGGTTCAGTTCTCGTGAATGGTGTAGAAAACAGAGTTCCGCGCTATTATTTGAAAAAGTTGGAAGAGAGAGATTACGAAGCCTACTTGACTTACAAGAAAAAGCGAGATATAATTGCAAAGAGAAAAAAGGATAGCCCTGATAAAACTCAAGAAAGACTTGCAAAACGCGAGGAACTTCAAAAGTATCGTGCTACCCTTCTCCGCCGTGATAAGGCGATTTAGTTAAACGCTACTTTATAGTAGTTATGTTGAGTGAGGTAAAGATGCTTTATGCATTCTCTGTTTATGACAAAAAAGTTGAATCCTTCAACACTCCCTTCTTTGCCGCCAATGAAGCCGCTGGCAAGCGTGCTTTCATCGATCTTTGTCGCGATGCCCGCACAACCGTTGCCATGCATCCCGAAGATTTTGACCTTTGGATTGTTGGTTGTTTTGACCAGCAGCGTGGTTTTGACCTCGATGGCATGATTCATCAGCAGATCATGACCGGTGTTGAGGCTCGTGTTTCGGCTTTGAAGGCTGAAAAGATGGCTTCTGAACTTCTCCAGGTCGCAGACGATCCTGCTTCCTAATTCTTCTTCTCTCGAGTCGAGTCAAGTCAAATGCGCGTGCGTGCGCGGTTTCGTGCGTGCGCGCGCAATAAAGGATTGATTATGTCTTCTGAACTTTATTTTTCTTTGGTTATTCTTTGTGCGCAAGCTTACATT